AACTGGTTGATAATATTTTAGAATTCCAGTATCTGGATTCCAAGATGCAACATAACCAACTGCGGTGGAACCAACTCCTACTTTTTGTGTAATTAACGCATTTGGAGTATAGGTGACACTTGAAGTAGTAAGTCCTGATGAAGTATCAGGTTTTAACTTTAATGCACTTAAATTAGTTGCAGTCGTATTATTTAGAAGGTCAGTTCCACCAAATTGTAGGGGATTTTTGACCATACCTACACGAGAAAAGTCATTACCAAGAACATAATCTGGAACATCATCAACATTGTTATCATATTTTGAATATAACATAACTCTAAATCCACCTAGTTCACGATATATATCTGCACCATGTCCACCTTTAGGTGGTATTACAACTTCAAATTCTGCTCCAGTTCCCACTAAAAGAGTTTTACCACCAAATGTACCTGCTTCAAATCTCACTGAAGCATATGTATATCCAGTTCCACCAACAACACCTGATATACTTTCTACAACTCCACTATTAATATTAATTGTTACTGTTCCACCCGCACCGTCTCCAGTAATTGGAATACCAGAAATTGTTCCAGTTGATGAAACTGTTCCACTATCGTCAATACTATATCCAGATCCACCATTTTTTATAACAACAGTTTCAATTTTCCCGTCAACAGCAGCATCTTTTATATTTGAAGTTGTAGTATCACCCCATTCTTTTGGTAAAGGCACATAAGTTGTAGTTACAAATTTGACTATATCTGATGGGGAAATGGTATAAAGAAATTTCCATAGATAACCATCTGAACCATTTCCAGCTTCTTGAGGAACTGTATTTGTATGTGTTGGTTCAAATAGTGATTTTTGTCCATTTGGATTATCTGGATTAGATCCATTGTTAATACACAAATATAAATTAAATTCAGAGTTTAGTACAAAATAATTTGATCCATATAGAGTGGTAGACTTAGTTTGTGGTGTAAGATTAGTAGACGAATAGTTGTTTCTATACATCTCATATATTGTTCCTGTTTGCCAATCTAGTCTAGGTACTACTCTTCTTACATCATTTGGAGTTACTTTTTTTAAGAAAAGCATACTATCATAATAAAAATTTTCTTGATCGAAAGCGTCTACGGGATTAGGTACTGGATTTCCCCAATCTGAGGCACCATAATTTTTTACGTCAATATTCTTCGGATTTGGGTGTCCCAAAAAGGTATAATAGTTATTATTCCCAGTTGTGCCAATACCTACAAAACTGTCTACAAAAGTTTCTGCATTTAATATACGATATTGGTCAGTGATTATTGCTGGCATTGATACTTACATTTTTTGATTATTTATACCTGTTATGTATAAAGTGTTTTCATGGGTAAAGTTCTGATCACTTGAGCTGATGTTTCAATTCCCACTAGTCCATTTTGGTTGTGGAAAGTAAATGACTTAGAATTATTATTTCGAGAAACACCGATTGATCCCCAACTATAAGTTCCAAACTTAAAGTGAGTTGATAATCCTGTTGTATTAATTCCTGCGATAGAACTAACATTCGCAAAAACTCTAACTATTGAAGATCCTACTGAAACATGATGTTCGGCAAAATATACACTATCTAAGAAAGTATTTCCAATACCAACAGTTTCTGGCCCTGAAGATGTAGTTCTGATTCCAGTTATACCATCTCCAGTAAATGTATTCTTAATTACAAAGTAGTCACCTGTAGTTATACCAGATCTTGTTATCTCATTTTGTCCAGGACTTGCTGAGTATATTGTAGGATCAGGTTTAATTTCAAAGAATAGAGCAGGCCCAGTAGTATTAATACCAACTGCACTAGTTCCAATTCCAACTACAATTCCATAATCGCCTGCATAAGTAACTCCTTTGATTGTCTCAACAACTGCAGTTGTTCCTAAACCAACAATGTTTATGTCATTTTTAGTTTGACCTAAATTGTCAACTTGTTTAAATAACCAACTATCTTTAACATATATTTTAGAATCAGTAGGAGTTATAGACTTAATGATACCTGTTGTCGGTAATATTTGTGGTTCTAAGTAATTTCTCTCTTTTGATATTTTTACACCATCAATAATTAAGTCATTTGTTTGTTTTCTCCACATTGTTGGTCTATTAAAATCACCATCAGTCGATATTCCAACTCCTGCATAAGTTGTTGTCTCTACAGTATCTGCTGCGATTAATTCATAAACTATTCTATTATCTTGCTCAGAAACACTGTCTGAGTATTGTAATTTGAGTTCATCACCTGGTTTTACACTCTCATCAACATCCACTTCAACAAAATCATCAGTAGATCCAGTATAGAAATACATCTTATATTTACTACCTGCTTTTGGTGCTTCTTTGAATGATATTCGTGTTCCACCATTGAATTCATAATCTTTACCTGGTTTTTGTAAAATATCATTTATGAATATTAATAAATTATTTTGCAGAATAACTCCAGATCCTTTCTGAGCAACCACACTATAATACTCTTTATTTGTAACTGTGCGAGTTATCAAGAAAGATTTTCTAAATCCGTTAAATTGTGCACTAAAGTCATCAAGTTCTAATAATTGACCAAAACACCATCCTGCAAATTTATCTTGGAATTTATTTTTTACAGTTATATTAAACGCACTTGTTCCTATTCCTACTTGGAATGGTAGTGTTGTTAATTGTAAATTGTCCCCAATTTCATAACCTGTACCACGATCTGACATATCAAACGATATAATACTGCCACCAGTTCCAACTACAACATCCATTTTAGCACCAGATCCACTTCCACCATCTAATGGGATATCTTTATATGGACTTGGTAATGGTGCAGTTACAAAATTTAAACCTGTAGTTATACCTGTATTTGTGTAACCAGTTCCTGGATTTGTAATAGTTATTGCAGTGACAACTCCTGCTGTTACTGAAGCAGTTAAAATTGCATCTACACCCCCACCAACTCCAACATCAAGAGTTATCGTGTCTGCAGTGAATGCCACTATTTCTAATGTTTGACCAGCAGCTGGATCAGTTGCTCTTGGATATGGGTGATCAGATGTAAAATTATCTCTAGAACATCTGAATACTAATGAATTATTATCAAGAGTAACTGTATTTGCAGAAGTTAATCCATGATTGACAATTGTTAATGTCAATAAACCAGTTTCAGAAATATAAGTTGCACCTGTTGGAGTTAATTGTGATCCACCTGTTACATTTACAGAATTAGCAGCAGAAGATATGAAAGTATGTGTGAAATGTCTATCAGTTGCTGCAATAGAAACTAATGGAGGTGATAGATATCCAGAACCTCCAGTTAAAATACCGACTGATTGAATTGTTCCTGCTGCTGATACCACTGCATTAAATAATGCTTTTCTAGGAACTTGATAAGCACTTCCAATTCCAACATCAAATTCATTTATAATTCCACCTCTAGGTAGATCTTTATTTGCTGTAGTTCCTGTAAAATCAATAGTTTGACCAGTTCCAACAATTTGATAATCAGATTGATTAACATCACCCACATCACCATAAAAAGGTCTTTGGAATATATTATTAATTAATACTACGCCAAAACTAGTATTAATACCAGTTAGTTGAGTTCCGCTAGTAGTCAAGTTAAATTTATCAGTTGTTCCATCAAATCTATCTGATATATCATCTATGATTTTATTAGTATTATAATTTAATCTATAATATGCTCTACCATTAAAAGTAGAGAAGGTTGTAATTCCTGTGCTTCCAGTTGGCCCAAAAGGTGCTTCAGAGAAATACAATTTACCCTCATTTATTCGGTAATCACCTTTAACCACAGTAACTGCTGCACCAACTGTATGTGCTGCAGCAACTGTTCCTAACTCACCTCTAACAATACTTAAAGAATTTGTAGATCCAACCCCAACTAAATTTACTTTTACAATTTCATCTTCTATTCTGAGTAAAGACTTACCAGCAATTTCAGATACATCGTTTAAAAATATAGTATCAGTGGAAATACCAACTTCACTCGATAATCCAACAGAAACAACTGTTGATACACCTACAGGACTCTGAATTATATTATCAATACTAATTAATGTTCGGATTGTAGCATCATCAGAGGGGACTGATAGAGTGTGATTTGTTCCCATACCAGTTATGCTAGTAAAGGAAACTGCAGTACCTGCATTTGCAAAACTAGCAGCAGTTGCAACTTGTATTATGTCAGCATCAATTCTGATTGCAAAAACACTAGATGGTAATAAAGTAGTAACACCAATACCAGGAACATCAGTGCTTGCAATTCCTATAGATGATTGTCCAGATTGGGGTTTGTATATTAATCTTTCACCTGTATTAAAGTTATGTTTAGGTATAGTTAATTGATGTGTGTCAGTTGATATTCCTGAAGATGGATTAAATCCTCTATGGAATAGTGTATCTCCTCCAGTGAATACATTGAAACTAGTTGTTCCAATAACTCCACCACCAGTAGAGGTTACTATACCTGTAAATTGAGAACTTATATCATCTATTAAAAGAACTTTATTAGTTCTAGATTCATTATAGTCAGTTATTATCTTAGATTTAAACACAACTAATTTTGATAGATTTGGATCTTCTGTATCTTCACTAACCAAATCATAGTAATATTTTTCATGAACAGATGCTTCCTGATCAATATCAACTTCTAAACCAACTTCACTATCAGATTTTAAAGTATGTTGTGCAGTAGATCCAATCCCCAAATTGCAGAAGTTTTTAAAACCAGCAGTATGATCTAAACTATTAACTGCATCTTTCCAAGTATTAAATGGAACTGCACCTTTAATAGAGTATGAAAATCTTTGGTAATAGTCATTATCATGTAATCTCTGTATATCTAAATTTAATTTTCCTATGTCAGTTTTCCAACTATTCAAAATATTTGCTGTAGAGTCTACATTTAAATCAAAATCAAACTTAAATTGATTAGTTACAGTTCCTTTATTATTGCTAATTGTACCTACAATTGGATCTTCTTTAGTAAAATCTCCAGTAACATCAAACACTTTTAATGTTTGTGATACGTCATCCCAACCATTTTCTGCAACAGTGCCTGAAATGTTTTTACCAATAACTTCTACAATTTCATTCTCAAAGAATGAGGATTTTTCAAACTCTGGTGCAAATTGTGCTAAATCTGTTTTCTTTATAACTCTACCAAAATTATTTTCTTGTTGATATGTTCCTCCAGTTGTTCCAAGTCCAACTATAGAGTAACTGACTGATTCTTGTCCACCAGTAGTAACAATACCAGTAACTGTGAAATATGCATAATCATACGCACTGGAATTATAACCATCATTTCCATCTGTAGTTTTTATATTTTCAACAAATATTTCATCTTTAACTGCAAATGGGAAACTTCCTCCCTGATTAAAGAATCCACTATCAGAACCAGTTTCTGGATTAGGTGCTCTTAGACTCAAAGTAACTGTTTTATTACTATCAGTTGTTGCTCCAGTTACTACAACTCCATTTGAATTAATAGTTGGAATAATTCTAAGATCAGAAGATAATCCACTATCATTAGTTAAAATTTGAACTTTATTAACTGAAGTTCCACTTAAAGTAGTTTGTGCAACTATATTAGGTTTTCCTATTGCAATTACTTTTGGTGGACTTGTATAATTAGTTCCTCCAGTAGTAATTCCTATACCTTTGAGTGTGAATATATCTTTTAATTCTAAGATAACATTACTGTCTGCTTTTGGTTTTAATGTATGATCTGGAGAAAATTCTAATCCTTGGTCAAATACTTGAGTGTCATTTACACTTCCAATATTATCTGTTTCTACAGTTAATACCGCATTTTTTCCATCTGTAGTTCCTATCGATGTAATAATGGGTAATTTGGTAACATTAAAACCTTTATTTAAAACATTTATTGAGTGTATACCACCAATTTCACTTAAAGATTTTGTAGAATAGAATGCAGATGAGAATCCACTATTAACTAATCCATTTTGATATAAATCTGTCTCTCCAATACCAGTAGGATTAAATTTAAATATATTTGTCCCGATTCCCGTAACTTTAAATTCTTTATTGAATTTAGAATCAACTACTACTATTTGTGAATAATTTGGAACTCTTTCATCCATAGCAAAGAATAGAGTTTTAGTTACATTATTATTTTTACCCTCAACTTTATAGTAAAATTCAGATGCTAATGAATTTGTAACAGATACAGTTGTTTTAGAATCTGTTTTAGTAATTAAATCACTATTATATTTTGATTTAAAGTTTTCGTCTTGATAAAATTCAATATCAAAATCATCTAAACTTGAATCTGAAGTTAAAAATTCAATTGTATTATTTTTATATACTAACAATTTTGGATTTATTTTTGATATTTCATGACTTGTGCCACCTGTTGTCCCAATTCCAATATAATTATATGGGAATATTGATAAGTCATAAGAGTTTTCTGCTAATCTTATAGTATCTCTTGAATCTTTAACAACATAGTAGACTCCATTATCTACTAAGGGTGTAGCTGGGGTTGATGAATTATAAACAACCAAATCTCCTGTTTCAAAATCATGGTCACTAATTGTTATTTTTGATACTGTTGTTCCAATTCCAATTGCAGAATCTGTAAATGATGTTGGATTTACAACTAACTTTCTAATATTTTCATTATATCTTAAATCAAAAGTTTGAGTTCTATCAGATGTTATCTGTAATTTAAATTCATCATTTAGTGATAAACCATGTTGTTGACCTGTAGTTGTAGCAGTTGCCACTGTTACAGTTCCATTTACTCTTCTTAAAGAACCAGTAAGATTATCTGTTATTGTCTCAATTTTATTATCATCACCTGCTGTTGTTTGAACTGAAGTGAAAAATAGACTATTAGTTGAAAATCCAACTTTGATACTAGACAATCCAACAAATTCATCATTAAATTTAATACAATAGAACTTATCAATAGTAGACAAATCAAAATCACTTGCCAAACTCGCAGTTCTTGCTGCTCTGATTGTAGATCCAATTGAAACTAAATTTACTTCATCTCCATTTTTAAAAGGATGATTTGGTAGATATATTGCTTTTGGTGGAATTGATTTATTAATAGGTGTAGTGCCTGCAAATCCTACAACCACATTTGTAGTTGTACTTCCAATACCTACAGATTTTGCTCCTTCAAAATACCTTGCTTTAGATAATTCTAAATTTTTATTTTCTATTTTTTTCGAAACTGAATATGTAAATTCTGTTTCCAATCTAGTAATTAATGTTCCTGAAGTATGAGATGCAGGAGAAGTTGAGTTATATCCTCTTCTAAGTCTATATTTGTTATTAACATCATCATGATTTATTACTAAAAATTGTTCTGAATTAATTTGAATAACATCATTCACTTCAAATTTGCGATTGGTAGTAGGATCAGAGAATGTAATAAATGTTGTGATTCCAGTAGTAGCAAGATTTGGTATTGCTTCTGATAAAGAAGAAGTTACCGTGGATAATCCAATGGTTCTAACTCCTTCTATATTTTTATATGAAATTGAGGATATCCCAGATATTTCAACAATGTCTCCACCAGAAAGACCATGAGGAACTGTTGATAAACCAGTAACCTCACCATCAAGTATTGAAAATTTTAAATTATCTACTATTGTATTTGTTGTTCCTACAGATACTATTGATTTACCTACAATTTCATCAACACTAGCAGTTATAGTTGGATCGTTAAAAGTCAATTTATCATTTACTTTATATCCTGTTCCAGATTCGTTGACAGTAACTTTTGTAATAGTTGAAGAATCAACACCATCAACTTTTATTATTGCTTTTGAATTTAATGAATCATCAAGTAAAGGGTATCTTCTAAATTCATCATTTAACCCTAAATGAGTCACATTCCTTTTGTAATCTCCAGTATTTAAAATACTATCAGATTGAACATTTGTTACATCATAATTAAATTCATCAGTTGCATTTCGATGTAAAAATGTAATATATGGAAATGATGGATTTTTAGTAGTTTTGTCTATAGTTGAAAAATAAGCATAAGTTCCATTTGGAAAATCAGTATTTTTTACAAATTTACCATTATGTTCATCTAAATCACCACTTTCCTTATAAACATAGTCTTGCACAAAATATCCGTTTTGATAAGAGGGTCTTAAATTTGTATCTCCTTCAATATCAAGTTCATAACTAGATTGCATAAATGTGGTAATTCCAGAACTATTTTCACTAACTGGCCCGTAAATTGGATTTCCATCATATGCCCATCCAACTATTTTTGAGTGACTATCGCTTGATTCTACAAAATTTGAGTCAATATTGTCTCTCAGTAAACGACGATATTTCTTAACTGGATAGAATGAACATATTTTATTGTTATTAGTTAGAGATATTGCCCTTACTTGAACAAGTTCAGAATTATTTTGAGTCAATACATGGTCATATCTCTCTACTGAGTTTATTTTCCATTCATGTACTTCAGATCCAATGATTGATTCAGATCCAGCAGGTATTACTTTTATAGATGTATTATTAGTATCATATCCTGTTCCACCAGAAATTATATTAACACTTGTTATTTTTCCATCAGAAACAACAGATTCTAGTTTAGCAAATCCTCCAACTGTTCCAGATGTTCCACCAACTCCAACTACTTCAAGTTCTGGAGGTGTTGTGTAATCAGATCCAGAGTTTAATATATCAACACCAGTTATTTTTCCTTCTGATATAATTGGTACTATGAACCCATCTTTACCTGTTAATAGTTTTATACTAGGTCTACGGAGATAATTTACAATATTTGTAACACCATAACCAACCCCACCATTTCGAACAAAAACATTTTTTAATCCACCTTTAACTATTGCTTTTGCGGAAGATTTATAATAATCTGGAATTACTGTTGTTGTTCCAACAGAAACTTTACCATCAATCTTAACTTCTATGTCTGGGTATTTAAATGTATGAGTTCCAACTCCAACATTACCTAGATTTACATATATCTTTCTATCATAATTTGTATTTGATATAATAGTTGATGTTCCTGCATCACTTAATTTAAATTTATCATTATTAATAACGGTGACTTTATATACAACTGATGTGGATAAACCAGATATAACAGTATCACTACAGATATACTCTAATACATCACCGTTACTAAAATTGTGATTTTTAGCATAAATGTAATTATTAAAAGTATTAATACCAACGAATGTTTTAAATAAGTCTTTTTTATCAGTAGGAGGGTATTGTTGAGATGATATTAATACTCTATGATTAGAATAATTCGAACCAGAATTATTAACTACAATTTTATCAATTACTTGTCTCTTTTTATTCGATCTAAAAGTATGACTTTGATTACCAAATGCGAAAAGATCTAATAATTTAGTTTTAGTAAGTGCTCTATTTTTTGTAGTTGCTAATTTAAATGAATTATTAGTAATTTTGGCAATAAAGTAATTACTTCCAGATGATAATCTATCAGTAGTAAATCCAACATTAACTCCAGTATTAATTCCAACTGGAGTTCCTGTGGCAGTATATGTTACCTCCTCTCCATCTAAAAATCTATGTTCACCTACAAATGTGTCATCTGTTAAATTTACATCAAAATCAGTAAATGTCTTACTATGAGTAAGTCCTCTCATTTTTACTTCACATATCGCACCAGTTCCATTACCACCTGTAATCCTTGCAGAAGGAGTCTCAGAATAGTCAAATCCACCCTCATTTACAATGATCTCTGACAAACTACCTGAAAAATTTGCATACGCCTCACAACCGCTTCCAGAGTCGTCTGTGATTGATATTGTAGGTGAATTTACTACATTAAAATCCTTTCCAGAACCTAAAACTTCAATATTATCAATCTGTCCATAATAAACTGCATCATCAGAAATTGGTGAATGGTATTCAGTACCATTTAATGATAATCCGACTGGGCCACTTATATTTGAATTATTTTTTGCGACTTGTGGATTTTTATAAATTCTCTTAAAACTGTTTTGATTAGTTAATTTTTCTCCATCATACAAACTTGCAGGTGTTATTGTATGTGTTCCAGTTCCTACACCATTATATTTAATTTCCTCAAAAATATTCCTATAAAGATTTGATGGATTTAATGCTAGTTTAAAAGTATTTTCATCAACAACATTTACATAAAAATATCCACTAACACTACCAGATATTCCAGAATCTGATGAAATTGCTAGATAGACTCTTTCCCCATTTACAAATTTATGGTCATTTACAGTGATTGTACTTGCATTTGTACTAATTCCAGATGAAGCAACTGTTTTTGACCTATTTGTAGTTTGAGTATCAAAAGATGGGTATCCAGAAAAAGCAACATAGGTGTTTTTATCAGTATCTGAAAAAGAATTCTGTATATTTGATAAAAGTGATGTAATACCAAAATTAGATGAAGCATAGTTTAACTTTTTCTTAATTATGTAATCACCAAATATGATAGAACCAAATGAAGTTCCTCCAGTAATTAAAAAACGAGTTGAAGTATATACATTATCAACTACTGCATCTTGTATGATTAGTCCACCAGTATCTTTAAATATAATATCAACTTTATCACCAATTTTTAAGAAATGTTCGGTTAATGTTTCAAAAGTTGTTTGCCCAGCTTGATGTTGTTGAACATCAATGTACGAAAGGTTGTTATAAAACCAAGTATTAAACTTTTTATCAGATACATCGTACTTTTCACCTAAATGTTTAACTCGAATAGAGTCTTTTAAATCAAAATACTTAGTAACATTAACATTATCAGAAGCACCAGAGATAGACCCAACTACTCTCATTTGACATATCTTAGTTAAATCGTTATCTTCATAACCATAGACAAAATTTAAGTCTATGATTGGTTCAGATTCTGTTAACAGTTTAGAAATACCAGTGCATCCAAAAAATTGATTACTTGATTTGGATGTATACTCTGCCAAAGTGTAGATATTGTCTGCATTAGGATAATAGAAATTACCTGTTGCTCCAAATCCAATTGTAGAGTCAACCGTTAAAACTTCTGTTGTAGATGCAGTTCCAACTACTTTTGTTTTTGTTGAAACTTTAAATGTATCATTTATTGTACCTTTTGAAAAAGATATTTGGTAATATTTTTTATTTCCTAAGTATTTTGTCGTGACATTTGATACTGCACCACTTGCAGTTGGATTAGTAAAGGAATTTTGATATATTTTGACACCAATTAAGTTTAGAGGATTACCAGAAAGAACTTCAACTACAATATCATCAGTGACATCCCATTCTGCTTCAGATGGCATGAATGTTTGATCAAAAGGTTTGATAATTTCAACTTGCTCTCCATATAATACTTGAAAAAGTATTTGTAATGATGTGTCGGTTCCTTTTGAACTATAAAAGTCTCTTGCTCTTGATAATATATTTTCAACATTCAATCCATAATAAAAACTTCTTCCTTCTAAACCAGGTAAAAAGTTTTTTCTAAACTTTTTATAAAATTCAGTTACAAACAGAAAACTTAAGTTTATTACTGATGAATTTACAACATGTGCTGAAACATTCGTATCACTAAATGTCAAAAACTCAGGATTACCAGCAGTTTCAATTTCAGATATACCACTAAATCCACGAATACATCCAGTGAAAGAAGTTTCAGTTTTTCCAGTATATGTGATAATCTCATTATCAATTTTTAATAATCCATATGAATCTGGAAATCCAGTTGTCTGATTTACACTGATTACATCATCATATGCGTATAAAAAAGAAGATATTAAAACTGGTGACTCTGGAGTTGCACTATTTGGTGCATTAACCGTTTGCTTTTCAACTAAAGAAATATCAGCAACAGTTGATATTTTCTTAAAGGATGAAATATGATCAGCTAAGTATGTTGTTCCATACTCACGCTCCTCAGATTCATAGTATTGAGTTAAAAACTCTTTAAAAAGTGGATTATCTGCTTGTATAAAATCTGGTATTTGACTACCAAGAATATTTGAAATTTTTACTTTTTTATCAGACATCAGTTATCTTGTATATTTTTTATTACTAATGAAACTAGATGGCGGTGTGTAATTTGTTCCTGATACATTAGATCCAGAAACAATAACGTCCTCTAATAGGTTTAATTTACTATTTCCTGTAGTATCTAGCACAATATAAAGGTTCTCTTTTGCCACGATATCATTGGATTCTGGAGTAACTTCAATTTCAACTCGATTTGATAATGTTGATGATGTAATAGTCACTGGAAATAGTATTACTTCACCTTTTGTATAGTTTACAGTGCCTGCATTGTTGTTAATATATGTAATTACACCATTAACAATAGTAAAGAACTTAACAACTCCTGTAAGTTGATCATTATTTGGAAAATCTGTCAAATATACATCTCCATCAACCCCTTCAAGTTTAAATGCAGAAGAACGAACATTAAATCCTTCTAAATCAGCATGAAACTTGTTTCCGTAACAAACTTCATAGGTTGCAATCGAATTGTAGGAGGGAACCATATTCCTTCTTATTATAAGAGTCGTAATATTTGAGGTTATTCCAGTATCAACCCTATCAATTTGAGAAAGTAATTTACTATACTTCAATCTTCCACCAAAAGAGTTAATATCTGATGATTTTGAGTAAGTTTCAATTGCAGATAGTATTCTTGTTTGTAAATTCAACTTATCAGCAACAAATCCTGAGTCATATGACACAGTTGAGTCAAATTCAACATACAAATACATCAAATCTAAAAATTCTTGCTTAATTCCAGCTACTGTATATCTCTTTAAGTCATTTTTAATTGAATCCTTTGCTACTGCAGACAAAAATTCACCATTTTTTGGTTTAACAGTAATATAAACCTTTCCAAATTCAGGTGGATCCAGTTCTTCTCCACCGTAAGCACTTACAGAGTCAATATTTGGATATAAAAAAGGTATCAAACTCTTATAATCATTAGGTGTGACTGCTCTATACTGTGATGCATAGACTCTTGGAGCAAGATATTTGATATTGTCTATAGATTCTATCGAATCACCGTTTTCAGACGACTGCATAGTCGTTAGAAGGGATGTGTTACTTGTAATATCAACATCCACTCCACCAGAAATGTATGTTAATCTTCCAGAAAACGTAAAATTAGCAGCATTATTACCATCATTCCCATTTGTAACGATATAAGTGACTGTGATTACTGCACCGTTTGCTGGTTTTTTACCTAAAACATTATCACCAAACATAATTTGGTATTTTTCATCATCTACCTCTTGAACTAAGAATAATCGAGACTCTGAATTGACATCAAATATGTTAGTATATGCGTTATATGTCAAAATACCACTAGAATCACTTACTTCAACACGAATTGAAGAGGTATCGATATTTGCATTAGGTAAAATATACCTTTGATTTGTTTGTGAACTGTCCACAACAAAGGTTTTAGTTAGATAATTACCCTCATAGATTGAAATATTATTAAAAGATGCAAGTCCATCACTAGTCGGAGTCACTGTAATGTCTTCTGGTATTGAAAATGTATAGTTTCCACCTTGTACAGATCCTAATGCGACTAAACCTGCATTTAATTTAACTTGTTGTGCACTTATTGATGATACATCAACATTAAAACTGACTGTTGCAACTGCTGATTTCTTTGATCTTGGTACATAACCAATGTTTCTTGCTAATGATACGACATTTTTTCCTCTTTCCTTTCTTC